GATGGAGATTTTGTATTTCTTGATAAAGATAAAAATCCAATTACTATAAAAGACCTTAGTAAATATAGTCCAACAGGATGGATAGATGAATATACACCATTAGAGTACACTATTGAAAAAGGTAAAGACAAAATCACTCAAGTATTTGAATATCGAAATACTAACTACTCAGATGTAAAAGTAACTCAAGATTGGTTAGTTAACAAATGGTATGAATTTGGATTCTTAGAAGAATGGGGAACATTTGCATTTGAAGGTAATGTTTATGGTGAAGTCATTGTATCAACAAAAGATGGATCTTATAATGTTGATGCTAATGAAACATTTGAATCATATGAAAGCAAAGATTTTGAAGGGAAAATGTTTGATGAATAAAAAAGAATTAAAAGAATATATGAATTGGGTTAATAGTTTTGCTAATCAAAAAACTGTTACCAATAAACAAACCAAAACCAAAGGAAAAAAAAATGCAGCCGATAAGAAAGAACGAGCTTGAGTACCTTGATAGACTTATTAGCGATAAGTTTAGATATAGACGTCAAGATATGGAATCAGCAATTGAATCTGATACACAAAAACAAACAGATAAAAACTATAAATCATTTGTTTCTAAGCTTAATATAAAAACTGAAATAAAAGCTTTTAAAGATGCCGAAGACAAATTAAATAAATTTGTAAGAAGCAAAGAAACTTATGAATTAAAGTTAGAACAATCTAAAAGAGCAGCAAGAGATAAGTTATTAGAAAAACTTAAATCTTGGACTAATGTTAGATCTTGGAAAAATAGAAATGATGATCCTTTTCAATGGGACATTAAAAATGTAGAAGATGTAGAACCTTGTTTGAAAAAAGTATGTAAACAAGAAACTTATAAATCTATTGTTAAACTTTCTAAATATAAAGTTAAACAAGATCTAGAAAATCTTGAAGAACAAGCAAGAAATGTATTATACTCTGGTAGAAATATTATGGATGTTTGGAAACATTTAGGTCAAACATTCAAAGCTTCTGGTGTACCAGTAGCAGCTCCAAAAGAGTTTTTACAAATAGAAAGTAAATAATGGATATAGATAAAGAAATAAATTATCTTGCCGAAACTGATACTACCTTTGCTGAACATATGGCAGAGGTAGAGTATCAGCGAGATATGGTTAAACATTACAAAGGTAGTTATGTAAACCAATCTGATAAAGCTGTATCAAAAGCTATTGAAGATTTTTACGCTTCCGAAAGTTATGTTAATTCAATTAAAACAATTAATGCTCTCAATATAGATCTTCTTAAATTAAAAAATAAAAGAAGAACTGCCGAAATGAAAATCGAAATATGGAGAACATTAGAAGCATCAAGGAGAAAAGGTAATGTCTGAACTATACACATTTGTTGGTAAACAAATTAAAGAAGCTAGATTTAATAAACATAAAACTAGAAAAGTAACACAACAAGAATTAGCAAATGAATTAAAAGTAACCTTTCAACAAATTCAAAAATATGAAAAAGCTACTAATAAAATTCCATTAGAAAAGCTATTAATTGCATCTATGTTTTTAAATAAACCTATGTCTTATTTTATACCATTGCATATGCAATATTATAAAAATCCAGAAATAGAATTAACACCTGCTGACACAGATCCAGATGTACAAGAATTTATGGCATCAAAGGCATTTGTTTAAGTCCATAAAAGCATAAGTATCTCCGACTAGTCAATTATGCGAGGTGGGGAAAGCGAGAGTGAGTACCCACTATATATAGTTGACAGCTTCCGAAATATACATATACCTAGTAATTATGGCAAATAAGGCACTAGGTGAACAATTTCATAATCAAGTGATACCGCAATTCGTTGCTTTAAGAAAAGCATTAGGTATATCTCAATTAGAAATGGATGAAATTTTAGGAGTAGCTAAAGGACTTGTATCAAAATGGGAGTGTGGTATAAGAAAACCTAGCGGTTGGTTGTTCTGTTGTTGGGCAGAAGCACTTAATGCCGAAATTTTAGTAAAACCAAAAGAGGTAAAAAATGACAGTTAATCCAAATGTAGATCTCAATGGTCTAACCAATGATCCTGTTGTTAATAAAGTTATAGATATAGTTGTTGCTAGACACATAGAAGGTATGAATAAGTTTGGCAAAACTTTAGCTGATAATGAAAGACCAATTAATGAATGGGTAGATGAAACTATCGAAGAATTAATTGATGCTATTCATTATTTAGTAAAAGCTAAAGATATATTTGATAAGTTTAAAGCTGACAACAAAAAATTAAAAGCTGCTCTTGAAGCTTTTGAAAAAGGATCATTTAAAGATGAGAAAAATAAAACAGAAGCCACAAGTTGATTATACACCTTACCACGTAAGGCAACAAGCTTGGCATATGTCTTTATTAAAATTTTACAAAACAATTGAATTTGATGACGACAAGTATGTCGAGTTTGCTAAAAGACTTTTAAATAATAAAATTGATCAAAAGACTTTAACACAACTAGACAAACTAAGAAGGAAACATAATGATCTTGAGAAACAGAAATGGGAACAAATCAAAAGACAAGGAGCAACAAAACTCGGACTTGCCTTTAGAAATGTTATTAAAAAAAGATAAAAAAAAATTAATGGATCATTTAAAGTATATTAAAAAATGGAAAAAAGAAGTACAAAGAGAAATAAGAAAAATAGAAAAACTAAAAACAAAAAGCTTGTAGGCTATTATATAGACTACAATGGAAAGGTAACAAAAATATATGAAAGAAGATTTTGATCGCAAACAAGGTATTGGTGGATCGGATGCTACCAGGATATACAATGGTAATTGGTACGAATTGTATTTAGAAAAAATTGGAGAAAAAGAACCAGATGATTTATCAGATGTACTCCCAGTTCAAATGGGTATTCATACAGAAGACTTCAATATAAACTGGTTTGAAAAACAAACTGGTATTAAAGTTCTTAAGAAACAACTCTTTATAACTTCCAAACAATATCCTTTTTTATACTGCAACATTGATGGTGTCTTAAAAGAAAAAAAAGCATTACTAGAATGTAAACACACAAATGCTTTTAGTAATGAAGTTAAAACAGCAGAAAAATACAAAGCACAAATACAACATTATCTTATGATTTATGGTGCTAAAAAAATGTATCTATCAATATTTTTTGGTAATATGAAATATGGATTAGTAGAAGTTTTACCAGATAAAAACTTTCAAGAACAGTTACTTGCTGCCGAAGTATTATTTTGGCATCTTGTAACAACTAAAACTCCACCGCCAGATTTTGTAGATTTTAATAATTTCGATCAACAACTAAAGGAACACAATAATGGAAGACAAATTATACCCTTACTCACCAGGCAGTCAACCAGTTGACACTTCAATAGAAGCTGCTGAATTAATTAAAGCAGGTGCAGAAACAATACGTAAAAAAGTATTTGATGTAATAAGTAATAAAGGTAATTTTGGAGCTACTGCTGATGAAATAGCTGATTTATTAGCGTTATCAGCATTTACAGTTAGACCTAGAGTTACTGAGTTATTTAAGCAAGATAAAATTGAACGCAAAGATAAACGTAAAAACTCTAGTGGTAGAGCTGCATATGTTTATGTTGTAAGTAAATCATTCGTAAACAATGAATATACAAAGAAAGGAACGTAATGGGTAAACCAATAGACAGTAGAGCATTAGCTATACTTAAAAAATTAAATCTTGATCAAAAAGATAGTCAAGGACAATACAAAGCATTGTGGGATTGTCATGGTACTTGGGTAATGTATCATAGATATATTGAACAAGCAGGTGCAGAAAATGGTATTCTATATGAATATGATGAGATAGAAAAAGATTCTGCAAATGGCGTTGTAGTTGTTAAGTGTACAGCACAAATGGAAAAAGAAAATAAGAAACATCAAGTAATATCTTATGGTGAAGCATCACCTAAGAATACTAAAAATTCTTATCCATATGCAATGGCAGAAAAACGTGCCTATGATAGATGTGTTTTAAAATTATTAGGCTTACATGGTTTTGTTTATTCTGAAGATGAAATGCCAGAAGATAAATTAGAAAAAGGTAGAGCATCTAATAAACTAGCTAGTAATATAAAAATCATAAACCCAAAGGAGTTAAAAAATGATAAATAAAGTAATATTAATTGGTAGGCTTGGCGCTGATCCAGAAATTAAACAAACTAAAAAAGGTGAAAAATTTTGTAATCTTTCTTTAGCTACAAACAAAAAGTTTAAAGATAAAGAAGGCAATTGGGCTGAGAAAACAACTTGGCATAAGATTGTAGTATTTGATCCTAGACTTGCTGAGAATATGGAAAAGTATGCTAAATCCGGTTCTCAATTATATGTTGAAGGTGAATTAGAAACTAGACAATATAAAGATTCTAATGATCAAAACAGAATTGTAACTGAGGTAGTTGTACCTCGATTTACAGGCAGTATTAGATTGGTTGGCGACAAGTCATCTACTAAGACAGCAGGGAATATCCCAGCATCTAGTGGTGATGATTTTGACGATCAATTCTAATAGGTTAAAATAATCTACCTATATGGGCAAGTCCCAAATAAATGATTATTAAATGTGTAGTTAAACTACATCTGTTGTGTGCTGTAGGCGTATGAATAAAAATTTGAATTGAGTGCGCCTACAGTTATAAGCATCGAGTAGTCCAGTACGGTTAAATAGTAATATACGCCTTTCATGGTTTACTCTACTTGGTGCTTATTTTTTTTAGTGAGGTGTCAGCTACCGAATTTCATACTAGATTATATGTATGAAAACTATATTAAGTCTAAAGCAAATCTTTAAAGATAGAAAAGTATCTAATAATGAAGTTGTATATCTTTATGATAACATTGCTGACCTTCTAACTGTAGATCTTCTTAAAGGTAAAAGCATAGACGCAGCTCAAGTTGCTTTAGTATCTAATGTTATGAGTATAGCAAGTAGTTATAAAAATAAGAAATTTGCTATAGATTTATTACAAGGGGCTTTAGCTGAGCTAGAATCTGACTATTTTGTAGAAACAGGCGGTAAACTGTCATAGAGCCACGTATATAAGCATTAGCTTAATTAGGTATGTTGGTATCAAAATAGATTAGAATCGCTAAAATTAGTGGTCTTAGAGCGTTTTAAATCATCTTCTTTCATACATTTATAGTGTCCTTTGGTCTTATCAGCAAAAGCTACAAATGATTCTGTATTTACCATATTCTTACCACAATATTTACAGGGCCCAATTTCAATTTCAATTTGAACTGGTCTGTTCCAAGATTTCTTTTTCATCTATTCCTAAAAAATATTTTGAATTATATTTAACAGCTCTAGCATCATGTTTTTTTCTAAACTGTGTTTGTTTATTTTTAAACTCTATAGCTTGTTTTTCTGATTCAAATAATATATTAGTAAACATTTTATATTTACCATCTCTATTCCAAATAACACACCACATTATTTATTTATTAATTGATCCATATGATAATATATTCTACCTACTACTTTATCAAAATCTAATAATTCTTGTTGCATCATAGCAACAACAGTTTTTACTTCAATTAATGTAATTAAAACCCAAGTACTTAACCCCATAAGAATTGCTCCAAGCAATCCTATTAATATTGAATTAATTTTTGCTCTTGTCATTTTTTTTATTTTTTGGAAATTTAAAAGTTAATACTTCATCAACTTTTTCAAATTGTTTATCAATCCAACTAAAAAAATTATAAAAAAATTTATCGATCATTTCTTTTTAAATAAATCCATTCCAGGTTTAAGACCATAAATGCTACCGAATATTCCTAGTACTAACCATTTGTAAAATTCCGGAAAGTTATTAAAATATTCAAAGAACATATCTAATTTTTCTTTAGCTTGTGGATCTCCACTAAATACACTCCAAGCTAAAACCACTATAGGCAAAACTACAATAATTAAAACTAGCTCATCTTTCCATCCTTGATTATTATTATTCATAACAGCTTTCTGGTATTCAATTTCTCCAGAAGCCATACGAGCCATATAATTTTTTTCTGCTAAAGATTCTAATTGCTGCGCTTCTTTTTTATTTTTATAAATAGTTGCTGCAGTTTTTAATCCAGTAGATAATAAACTAAACCACATTAATATTTCCAGACGTTAGGTCTTACTACATACTTTTGATCAACATCAACAGTTAACCAATCAAGATGAGTAAATGTTTTAGCTATACCAATACCTGTAGGTTTTGGATCCCAATGTAATGCAAAGTCTAATAACTTATATTGTAATTGTGGTGATGTAGCTATATCAATAGCTAAACCTGTGGTATGTGGCCCATCTTCACCAGTAGATGAAACTTTATTATTATGTTCTGGACATCTATATGCCGAATTAATTTTTACAGATTGCTGAATAAAATTTCTCCAGGCTTGACAAAAATCTAAAACAATAGGTGAAATTTTTAATTGTTTACAACATTTACAATAAAACTCAGTGCTACTAAAGTTAGGATAATTAGTAAATGCAGCGCCATTAGTTATCATATTGTTTCTCCAGTCTATCCATAGATATAAACTGGCTTTCTTGTATGTGGTTATCCCAGATTCCAAGTTCTACAATACCCCAAGACCAACCAGTTAGGTTTAGCTTAGCATAATCCTCAACATGGTTATATGGCAACGCACATCCAACATTTACTACTCTTACATAATTCTTATCTCCAATTTTAGGAGCTTTCCAATCTCTAAATTTATGAGTGTGTCCGAATACAATATCATTAGTAGCATCATTTGCTATTTGCACTTCACAATTTTTACCACCATATTCTTTACCCATAATATTAAGTGGGCAATGAGTAAATGATACACCCCCTATAATTTTAAATTCACCATACTGAGATCTTTTCCAATTTCGTTTATCAAAAGAATCATGTAATTCTTTTTTCATCATACCTGCTATCTCTGGTATGTTTTCTTCAAACTTATAAACTCTTTGTTCATGATTACCAAAAGTAACGTGTCTTGGTATTCTATCATTATCAATATATTTATCTAATAAATCTATAGAAGATCTTAATGATTCTATATCAACCATAAACGCATCTTTAAGTTTACCAGCTTGTGTATGATTTTTTTGAAAAAAACTTAAGCTATCAAAAGAAGCCCAATCACCTATTTGAATTATATAATCTGGTTTTACAGATTTAATATATCTACCAATCCATTCAAATCTATCTTGTTTAATATGAGGAGAATCATGAGCATCTCCAATAACAATTATTCTATGACCTTTAAACACTATCTACTTCCTTACAAACAAACTTAGTAGCTAATTTAATATAATTAATATCATCTATACTTTGTTGTGTAAGAAATGTTATAGAATAATTATATGCTGCTACAACGCACTCATTCCAATCTTTATACAAAATTGATTTTTGTATTGGAGCTGCACATTCATTTGTTGCAAAAGAACACACCCATATGATTAGGGCATATTTCATTTAAAATTTAAATAGCCTATAATTGTTGCTGCTAGTCCACCTAAAAATACTAATACAGCTACTATTCCTTTTCCTTTAGATACACTATCAGATAATGAATCTACTTTTTTTTCTAATCTTTGAATTGAATCTATAAGATTTTTCATTCTTTCTGCGCAAAGTTTTTCATGAGAAGAAAGTCTAATACCAACACTTTGTTCAGCAAGAGAAGATATGGCTTTCTTTTTTCTAGGCATTATGGTTTATTAGGAAAAACTACAGCTTCAACATCAGCAACAGTAGTTAGTCCATTTGTTATATCTCTTAAAGATTGTCTATAATTTCTTATGTCATCAGATAAAGTTTGATCTGATAAAGCATAATGATCTGTGTCAGCTAATAGCTTATTTCTTTTGGCTCTTAAATCTGCCATAGCCATATCAAATTCAACAATAGGTAATTGTGCTTGTATGTCAGCTATTGGTATTGGTGTTGTTCCATTGTGCCAAGTAATTTGATTAATGTCATCTGCATTTATAGAAAACTCTGCATTTGGATTTATTTTTTTTATTGCTTTTTCAATCATTATGCTTCTATCTCCATAACTGTTATTGTGCTATCTCCAATATCTGCTGAACCACTATCCCAACGACCATTCACTTTTGTATTATTTCCAGAATTAGAAAGTATTTGTAATTTATAAGTAGTTGCAGAAGTTGTTGATGGAGAATCTAAATATGAACAAGACATAGAACTTCCAAAAGCACCAGATGTGGAATAATCTGCATAATCTTGAAAAGATTGTATTCTACTTGAATTTCTAAGAAGTGTTAAATGATTTGGAGCATCTTCACTAGACATATAAACAGTTGCTACTATGTAAATTTTATTACTTGATGAAGCTGGAGTTATTGAAACAGATAATCCAGTAACATCAACAAAACTTGTAGATGTTGTTGAAAACGCATCTGTTTTGTTTGCACTAACAACTTGCAAAACCTTACCAGTAGAAATAGCTGCTGGTAATGCTGTTACACTAGATAAAGAATTATTATTTAAAGTTATTATTGCCATTAGTTGCCACCTCCATTATCT